AGGACAGCCCTAACTACGGTAAACCAACTCGTCAAGCCCTTGAAGCACAAGAAATCAAAGCACTTTATCTTTGGTGGACTGAAGTCTATCCTAATCGTCCAGATCCCTACGATGTAAGCGGTTGGAATGCATACTGTGACGAAAGGCGCAAGCGAGGCATTGATGTTTTTGAAACCGATCCCCAGGAAAACAAGGAAGAATCTCGCAGGCTTCTAGATACACTGCATGATCTCGAAGCAAAGTACGAAGCAGAAGACGAAGAAATGATGATTCGTCTTATCAAAGTACGCAATGGGCTTTGGACATGATCGGATTTACTATTGTAATTGTTCTGATAATAGCATATTATTTTTTTGTAGCATATAAAAATGCACTACTACAAAAGAGAGAACAGGTTGTTAGATATCTCAATGAAATTATTCATACTGTAGAGGTTGAAAAAATCAACGGTATCGAATATTGGTATGATTTTGATAATCATAAATTTCTTGGCCAAGGTGGAACATTTGATGAGGTACTTAAAGTTGTCAAATCTAGGTTTCCCGACCATATATTTCTATTCAAAGATCATAACGGCGGACTTTGCGCTAAAACAAATTGGCAAATAGTCCCCTTTGATGAACTAAAGAAGCTCGATCTTGCAACCAGAGAAGGAAAATAATATGTCAAATATCGAAACTCCAAAGACCTATACTATCAGAATGCACGGGAATGGTGGAGAAGTTGTTCTAGGTAAAGTTCCTACTAGGATCTACGATTATTTCGTAGAAAACGACATCGATCTTGCAGAGTTTTCCAATGATTGGCAAGACAATCAGATCGAGGACGATGATCTTCATCCGTTTGATCCAGGTGCTTGGTTCGACTGTGACGAAATTGCACACGAATCCGGTGTCGAAATGGATGAATCAAACGTTATAGAAGTATTCGACCAAGACGGCAACATTGTTTGGGCATGTAACTTAGATGCTGCTAATCTAGAGGAAATCGGTTGCGAAGTACTAACCGGACTCGATATCGATGCATCCGATCAAAAAGAAGGGTCTGTTGTATTCTATGGTCAACAATTCGAAAAAGGTGTGTTTTTTGAAGGGACTATCGAATTAACTGAGCCGTTTGATGTTACTAAGCTAAAATTTCTTTGCACAGAAATTGAAGGTTGGTGCGTATGCAGCGACATCGAATATGACAATGTTGTCATTGACGGGGAAGAAGGTGACATCGAGGAAGACGGCAATTACGTTGCATTCATTAAAATTCTCAAGGACGGTGATACACAGGTTTATACCGGACCCAATGACGAATATTCTTCAGTATCATGTCTGTAAGTAAAAGTCCACATCGCAATACTTTTCAACGAGATTGCTACATTGAAGGTAAGATGAAGGAAGGTGTCTTACCTGACCCTGAAATGTTGGATTATTATCTTCAGGTACAACGAAATTCTGAACACAAATTCGATGATCCTAAGAGTCGTGAATCCAATTTAGAATACGATTTGCGTTCTACCGATTGGATTTTAGAAAAGGTTCGTGGGTCAGACGTATATGCTCAACATCTTTATGCTGCACTATGTAACAATGATTTTACCAAATTAGAAGTTATTCAAATACTTAAAGAAGAAAAATGGTCATGTTCGTGGCGGTATGCCGGAGGCATTATCGCAGATATGCAGGAAAAAGGTGACTACGTGGACTGGTACTGTTCCGGATCTTGGGGCGATTCAGATGGGCTAGTTCACGAAGGAGAAATAACTGATGAAATACGCAGTGATCTTAAGCGACTAGGTTGGGCTGTAGTTTCCAATTGACTAAATCAATACTTTAATGTATAATCTAAGCTGTAACATAGATAAGGAGATATCATGGCTGTAGCTGTTAAAGCGGCCCCTAAGGGCTTGACTGTTCGTAAGAAAAAAGCAAGACCGCCTGCTGTTCGTCGAGGCGGCAAGAAGATCGGTCCTAGCTTCGATGGCTGGGAAAAGCTAGATGGATACAAGTATGGTCGGATGATAGAGTCTGCTCGATCTTTTTATTACGAACATTTTCAATCTGCAGATCTTGAGCCAGATGTTTGGGAATGGATGAAGGCAAACGATTATAGTGTTGCCGATATTCGTGCTGCTAAGGCACACGGTATTAGCATCAATATTGCAATTGTTTGCAGGATGCTCAACACAGGCATGCCAGATTTTAATCCATTGTATGCAACATACTGGGAAAGCCTAGCAGGTACCAGTGGCAGTATTCGTCCTAGTTCAACTTTTATCCGTGAACGACTTGCAGAAGCAATCGAAAAAGGTTCGAACAAAGTAGTCGAAGAAAAGGTTGCAGAAAAGAAAAAAGTCAATGTGTATGTTCCTACTATTCAGGAACGTATGCGCGAAGTTGCGTATGCAATGGCTGACGAAATTGACGAAGCAATTGATAGCTTTATCACTGATCCAAATGCGTTTGATCCCGCATCTTACAAGATTGCAGCAATGCTTCGCGGCAAGCAAGCAAAGGCAGCACATGCACGATTGATTAAAAATCTTTATGTCAAGGATCTTGCAGAATTTACTCAGCTTGTAAGCGTAGATTGTCCTAAGGATTTAATGGAAGGCTACACAGTCTATGGCAAGAAGAACATCAAGAAAATGTTCGACTTCTTAACTCAGGTTGTGAATGCATGTGATCAAATTGCTGGCGAAGCTAAGATTGCCCGCGCTCCTCGCGCCAAGAAGGCAAAACCCGCAGAAGATCAAGTTAAGAAAATCAAATTCAAGGCAACTGACGACCGATATAACATTGCTAGTGTGCCTGCATCGCAGTTAGTAGGTGCGGTTGCTGTAGTAGTGTTTAACACAAAAACTCGCAAGCTAGGATTTTATGTTGCAGATGCAACATCACAGGTACTCGGTGTCAAAGGAACATCTATTATAGGTTTTGATACAAAGAGAAGCATTCAGAAAACTCTGCGCAAACCCGAACTACAGCTTAAAGAATTTAAAGCCATCGGTACGCAGAAACGTATGCAAACTTGGTTTGAAGGAATTAAAACTACAGAGACCGTTCTCAACGGACGTATTAATGCAGAAGTTATGATCTTAAAGGTGTGGAAATGAAAATAGGAACTTCATATAGCCGTTGCTTGCTTGATATTTTTGAAGGCCGAGTTGACATCAATGATGTGATGGTCATTGTTGCTCGAACGGATTTCGATCCGTTCGACGATGATCAGTGGTCCAACATTTGGCATGGATACCACGACAATCCTTATTCTTTTAGCCATCCAGAATGGGCTCGTTTAAAGGACGAGGATGAAGAACGAATGCGTGATCTAAGCAAAGAAATTTACGACACTGGTAAATTACACCAGCCTCGTAAATTTGGTGCGCATCCTCGGCGCATGGAACAATATTGGTATGATCTAATTCTTACCGAAGACGTCAAAGACTCTAATCCCGCAGTCAAGAAAGCGTGGGATCAATATCGAATGTTAGCACACTTAGTATAAGGAATGAATATGAATAATTTAATCCCAATGGTAGTCGAAAAGTCCAGTTCGGGTGAACGAGCTTACGACATTTATAGTCGATTGCTCAAGGAACGAATCGTGTTCCTTAATGGACCGGTCGATGACCATTCTGCCAATGTAATTGTAGCACAGATGTTGCACCTCGAAAGCGAAGACAGCTCAAAGGACATTAATCTGTATATCAACAGTCCGGGCGGCCTTGTTACAGCAGGTCTAAGCATTTATGATACTATGCAGTTCATCGGCCCTGACGTTGCAACTTATGTTATGGGTCAGGCATGTTCAATGGGTTCATTCCTTGCACAGGCCGGTGCAGCAGGCAAGCGGTTTGTACTTCCCGAATCGCGCACTATGATTCACCGCGTTAGTTCAGGAACTCCAGGTACAAGCGGCAGTGTTCATGTACAGGAACTTCAGTTTGAAGATGCAAGGCGTTCATATGAAGAAAGTCAGCGAATTAATCAGCGACTAACAGAGCTCTATGTGCGTCATAATACCGCAGGCAAGACCTACGAAGAAATGTTTGAAGCAATGAAGTTTGATACATTCCTGTCTGCACACGAAGCAGTCGAATGGGGTCTTGCCGATGTTGTAGTAAACAAGCGACCGCAAACCGAAGTAACATGATTTAATAAGTCTCCGTGTTGTGATAATTACTAATATGGGACCAGATCCTTTTAGGCACAACACGGAGACTTCATCATGGAAATAATTCAGGCATTAGATCGAATTTCAAAACAAACTAAAATGTGGTTATGGTTCGGAAGAATTAGCCCTATACTATTTTTTATTTCAGTAATTTCACTTTATACCGTAGATCATACCGCGGTTCCCTTTATTCTTTATACCGGATGGACTGTTTTTATTCTAACCTCCATAGTATGGTGGATCTGGGTAATAAAAACCATGAACGAAATGATTAAACTATACGAAACTACATTTGGTCTGTTAGATGACATCAAAGACGAAATTGTCGATGTTCGCGAGGATCTAAATATTGTTAAAAAGTCTAGCAATAGTTAAATAAAGGTGCTATAATGCACAAATCGGACTAGGCGTTCATCCCGATTAAAAAATTCTGCCACCATTGAACAGAACAGAAAAGAAAAAACAATGGAACCTATCGTTTACAAGTATACAAGCACTAAAGAATATCATGACGCATTCCCCTGCGCATATCGCCAGTGGAGAGCCGACAGTCATTGCAATCTAAACCACGGGTACAGCTTCTCGATGAAGTTCTACTTTGGTACAAACGACCTCGATGTTCGTAATTGGGCAGCCGACTATGGCGGTCTCAAGGATCTCAAGCAGATTCTCGAAGACCAATTCGATCATACCACACTGGTTGCAGCAGATGATCCAGAACTTGAATTCTACAAGGAAATGGAACGTCGTAAGCTAGCTAAATTAACTATTCTTCCTGCTCTAGGGTGCGAGGCACTAAGCGACATGCTTTATAAGTTCGTTAATGGTGTTTACATTCCAGATCATTGGGGCCTGGGTGAAGCAGAACGTCTTTGGTGTTGGAGAGTTGAAGTTCGCGAAACACAGAGTAACATGGCTTTCCGCGAAGGTCACCGAGAATGGAATGAGGATTTGCTAGGATGAATTTTTCAACATCAGGATCATCCTCTAAACTAAAAAACTGTCTGGATCAATCACTCAAACAAATGGGATATGATCCAGACTATGCACATGATTTTACTATTCTTTCAACTGGCGATAACATCAATCGTAAAAGAATTATAATTTCAATTGAGCCCAGATCACATCCTAATACATTAGCCAATGGGGATTTGTTAGGGTGAATTTTAACGAATTTATAGAACGATGGCTCGATCCTTATAGAGCTGGACCTAATTATTGGTGGTTTAAAAATCTCACAGATGAAGCCAAACGACTTTACAAATTTCCAGTCCCTCTAGAATGGGAAGTTGTAATACTTACTGCAATGAATGATCCCCGATATTCTAAAAACGGCCTAAAGAAATTGTACAGTCAGCTATTTGAAGAACATCGACAAAAAATTGTAGACTTCTTTTTGCTTCCTGGCGACGAAATGTTGGAACTTATCAGGAAACATGCAGAGAATAGTGACTTCCATGAAGATCGTCGTGAATGGAATGAGGATTTGTTAGGGTGAAAACTCTAAAGCGCATTTGGTTTAAGGCACTCGGCGAGAAGGCCAGTGATTGTGACAAGGAATCTGACAAGGTTGCTTGGGTACGCACAATCTTGGTCTTACAGGCCTTTATAACCAACTTTTTTATTATTGCAAATGCGATTCATCACTGGAATGGATAATAAATGCAATTGGATCTACACGGTGTAAAACACCAAGATGTTGATATGTTAGTGGAGAATTTTATTCTGTTAAATCAGAATAGTTTTCCACTAACTATTATCTGCGGCAACAGTCCCAAAATGATCTCTTTGGTAAATGATGTTACTCAAAGAATCGGTTGCGAAACCGGTACGTATCGTTACGGCGTGATTACTGTGGCCAGGTTCACTTGACTTCTGTCAACATTGTTGTTATAATTGCAACATGACAAACACAAATACATGGACAATTACAGTCATCGAAGACGGCGAGGATCTTATCCTTCCGTTTCCTGATGAACTAATTGAAAGTCAAGGATGGCGAGAGGGCGATACCCTCAAGTGGATTGACAATAACGACGGCTCTTGGACACTAAGGAAAATTGATGACCCCAAAGCAGAAGCGGACTGAAATTAAACGCATCCTTGCCAAGTTGTCCGATGGGAATCGTAGTGTTTTTATGCGAATGTACTCTCCGTTTGACTTGGACAAAGATATTAATTTAGTTGTTGACACAATGCCAGCAAAACAGCTAAACTGGGCATTGCAACAAGTGCAAAATAGTTATCATCACATCTTTAGGATTCTTAAAAAGATATGACTAAGACCATCTGGACGTAATCATACCTTTAATCCATCCTTTAGATATGTAGTCTTCTAAATTTTCTCGAGATATTCGAAGATTCTCGGTACCGTTGTTTATCCATGTTGCACCTTTTTTAACAGGTGCCCATTTCTTTTTAATCCAACCATTTGATAATTTTGCTGTTAACTCGCCAATCTCGCACAAACTATATTCATCCATTTCGGCCTGATAAATCCAAACTTTTCCTTGAGTTGGAGATCTAGGAAGTCCTTTTTTCCAGCCTTCATTAATATAAGCAGACAACTTATTTGGAGATATCATTTTCTTTTCGGTACCTCTATAAACCCAAATGGTATCTGTTGTAGAAGACATATTCCTACCTATTATCCATCCTTCTTTTAACATTTTTTCTACCGCATTAGGATGAACAGCGCATCGTTCATTTGTTTCCGAATGATGTAAATGTTTCAATCCGGTACTCCCTTTATTATAACCACCATAGCCACCTTCTACTATATTATAAACATCTGATCTTTTTAAAAAATCAAGAGTTACTATTTCCTTTTCTTTAGCAAACATTTCTTCCGGAGTTTCAAAAATGTATAATACCTCTTTTTTAAAAAATTCTCTTCCATATTTTTCTATTGCACGATTTATGTTAGTTCCTGAACCACAATAATCATCATTTAGATTATCTGTAGAATGAGCACCTATGTAAAATTTATTGTTCATTAAATTGGTAGTTTGATAAACGGTGTGGAATTTTCTTTTATTTTGATGCTTGGTATTTGCCACGTTGACTTTCCTTAGATAATTCTGTATAATATATTTATGTGTTTGCTTGTAAAAGGATTAATTATGACTATTAAACGTGTGGGTTTTTGCTGTAAGTGGATTGATCGACCCGACCAAGTTAATGGTATTAAATCTACCGATGACTGCAAAAAATACAATACCGGTGGTACTACTGTTTCTTGGCTTAATCGGCAAAAACGAGATGTTGCAGAACAAAAACTCTGGGATTTAATGGAACAAAACATCGAATCTGTTCGTAAATTAGTTAAGAAAGTAGGTACACTAGATGATAATCTTCGTATGGTTAGGATTGGTAGTGATGTTCTGCCTGTTTACACTGAGTCTAGTTGGAACTATTTTTGGTTGCGTCCTGATGTTCAGCAATATTGTGAAAAACACTTTTCTCAAGTGGGTGATATTGCCCGTGACTGCGATGTCCGCCTCTCTATGCATCCTGGCCAGTTTACGGTGTTGGCTTCTGATAACCCTGATATCGTGGAGCGCAGTATCGAAGAGTTTGAATACCATGTAAACATGGCTCGCTGGATGGGATTTGGTAAAACCTTCCAAGACTTCAAGATCAATGTGCATATTGCAGGTCGTCAAGGACCTGCAGGTATTCGTACCGCACTTGCTCGTATGTCTCCCGAAGCACGTAACACTCTTACTATCGAAAATGACGAAATGACCTGGGGTATTGAAGACAGTCTGGAACTAGTTGACGATTGCGCATTAGTCAACTA